ATAGTTACGAGTTGCTTTACACTCAACCCATAATTTTCTTGAAGCATACAAGCGTATGCAGTTTCCTGAACGAAGTAGTCGTAAAGATATTTTTCACGCTTGGGTTCTGCAGCGGTTTTAAAATCAATAATAGATAACACGCCGTCAAATTCAGCGATACAATCAACACGCCCAGCCAACTCCAGATGTTTGGAATAAAGCGCTGCTTCCTGTAAGTAAATATTATTTATGCGGTCTAGAATATCTCTAGAATGATGAAACATTAGGACAGGAAGTGGGAACTTACTATACTTTTTTAAGTCAAGATTGTTATTAAAATAATCTTCAGCAATAGAATGATACTTTGTTCCTCTACTAGTAGATCTTTGAGAGATGTTGTTTGCTTTTTCTTTTCCTACACGGGCACGCCATTTGGCAATGCCCGCCATCTTATCTTTATTGTTGCTAATCACAGTGGTAACAGATGGAAACTTATAACCTTCAGGTGTTAAGTACATACGCTTACCATCCACCATTTCAGCAGACATTTCAATAGGATCTAGACCCACATGATTAAACAACTTCATAAACCCAAATTAATTTTATTGATAATGTAAGATTTAACTAGACCAGAACGAACGATGTCTTCAATACTAAACTCAATCAAAGAAAATTCAGGCATCTTCTGCAAGATACGTTGAAAATCTAGGATTCCAGAACGCTCACTAATCTTTTGCAGATCAGTTTGTGCAGCATCACCACAGAATATAATCTTACTATCCTGCCCAACACGAGTAATGATTGAATCAAGCTCGTGGAAGTTTAAGTTTTGACATTCATCAATAATGATAATTGAATTGTCAAGAGTGGTGCCACGAATAAAACTAGTAGACCAGAACGAAATAGTTTCCTGTTGTTTTAGATTGTCATACAACATATCATATGATGCATCATCTGGCATTTCAAACATGGATTGCACCATATTTTTATATGGTATTTGATATAGAGATGATTTATCTTCATGATCTCCAGGAAGGAATCCAATCTCTCGTGTAGCAACCAATGAACGAACAATGTAGATCTTTTCATATGGCGTATACTCATTTAAGACATCTTTAAGTGCCTTATAAAAAGCAACAAAGGTTTTACCTGTGCCAGCAACACCATATGCATAAATCATTTGACCTTTATCCCACTCATCAAACATAATTTGTTGATTGTGAGTAAGAGGTTCAACTGGAAGCATATATTCTTCACTAATAGGCTTGCGTCTTTTCTTTTGCTTATTAGTCATACCTTGTCCAGGTGCTTTTGTAGTCTTCTTTCTAACTGGCATAGGATTAACGATACTTGTCGGTAATAGTTTTGTTTCGTGGTGCGTGTTTAGCAATTTTGTTCTTCATGATGTCATGAAATCCAGGATGAGTTCTACTCATCTTGTCTTGCCAATCACCAACCTCTCCAGATGCGGGACAAGTAGATGGATCACTCCAATCTCTTGTCCATTCTGGATTGTCAATTTTCCACTGGTCCCAATCATGAACACTCATACTAACTTGTTTTTGTTCACCAGTTTCTTTATGAACTACAGGGTATGTTGACATCAGTTCCACTCCAAAGCTTCAGCACAAATAGGGAATTGTTCAGCGAAGATTTCCTTACACTGAGCAGCAATGTCCATGTGTTCTTTTTGAGTTCCATTTTTTTCTCGTAGATCTATATAGTGCATCCACGAACGCACAGATCCAGTCATGTAGATACGAGTTGGAGTTGCCAAAGGGAGCACGAAACGAGCACACTCTTTTGCAATTCCCTTGTCAAGCATCTGTTTGTAGATACTCATAGCAGATTGAAAGTGTCTCTCAACTGCAATCTCAATCTCTTGTTTGGTAAACTCATTAACATCATCAATAGAATTCTGACGATTCTTTACATCTTGACTACGAAGATCAAACAAAGGAATAGTATCACTTAGCAAAGAACTGTCAGCATATCTCTGCGAAAACTCTTGGAATGTGAACGATCTATGCCTCAGGATCTGAGCTGCGATTCCCCGATTAGTTCCAATCTCCAGTGTCATGAACGCTTGTTCAAATACAGACCAGTGATTATGTTTGATACAATAACTAAGGAGTCCCGATACTTTCGGGTTGTCCTGGTTGTTCGGGTTCGATACTCTCGCTACGTACCCCATCATCTTCTCCGCTTCTGGAGTTATAGAGACTAGACGGACTGACCCATGTTGTTGCTTCATTCTTGAATCCTTTACTCATCATTTCACGTTTTTTCTTGAGACCTAACTTCGCAGCACGTAACTGCAGTCGCATGTAATGGATCTCTTCATCAGTATACATCATCGGATTCTTATCCGCAAGCTTAATCGCTTTCTTTGCTACTTTAATTGTGTCCTTGAACCTCAATGGGTTACCTCCTCTAAGTATTGAAGGAATGCTTCTTCAGCACCCTCTGTTGATTTATTGCCTTGAGATACCCAGTGGTGACAGAATTCATACAGATGCTTTCCTGTTTTTAATTTCAAATAATGTTTCAATTTAATAAACACATCAGCACGAAGACTCATACGTTCGTCACTGTATCTCCAGTCAGACTCTATGTCCATATATTTATGGTATATTCATGGACAATTATATCATAAAAAAAGAGGGGTTGCAATAACCCCTCTAGTATTCATTTGGTGTAAGTGCGACCACGATAGCAGAAAGATCCGTGAGTTTCCTCACCCGTCTGCTTGCACTTATACTCAACACCACGATAAGCAGTGTGTGTAATCTGTGCATCGTGAAGGGCAGATGCCTTCTGAATCTGGCGCTTGATGATAGTAAGCGTATTCATTGTGTTACTCCTAAAGTAATGAGGGTGGTTTAATCCCCGTTCCTTCGGTCGTGTGCGTCCCATACACACTCAGGGACAGATTCCTTTACGGTCTCTATCAACTCTACCTTAAAAGCATCAGAGATTTTCTCGTTTGCTCTCATCCTTAGAATGATTGCGTCTGCTTGTTGACAGGTGAGTGTTGAATAAAATAATAGTTCTAACATGGGATCAACGGAACCGTTGCGCGACTTACTTGCGTCCTGTGGCGTCTTTCTAAGATATGTGCCTAGCGACTACCACTTGGATGAACGACAGGTCTATTATAGACCGGTCTATTATAGACCTTATACACTATTTAGTCAAGTACTTCGGTATAAATTTATACTATTTTTATTTTTTCTTTAGGATTGTTCCATAGTTTTGGATTGATTCTGCCTTGTGTCTGAGTCATATTAATTAGATCATTACGATAATGATCCCAGTAATGATCAAAAATTTCTACCTGTTTATTACCATAACATATATCAAACTTAGTAATACCATCTTGAAGATATTCAATCAAGTATGCAGTATAAGGAAGACTACGATCATCTGCAAGAGATGGATCACAGTCTTGATGGATTATCTTCAAGAACGTCCTCCCCAATTGATTCGTGGAAATGCTTCTTCAACACACTGCTTGGTAATTTTCCAGCGTTTACCAATTTTTTTATCTTTCACTAGGCAAAGAACTTCTGCTTCTCCTTTGTGAAGACCTTCTAACAACTGAACGAAGAGAGTTTCGCGACGTGTCTGAGAGATGTTTGCACCGCCCTTGAAGAAGAGATAGAGCTTACGATACTCATGCACTAGTTTCGTGTGCTCTGTCTCTTCTGGCGCCTCGTTAGGGGTGTATGGAACATCTCCATCTGGAAGCATAGATATAATACTTTCATCAAAATTAGCAATCAAAATTTGTCTGAGTGCTGGTGTATTATATTCCTGCAAAAGTTTTATTTTTTCTGCTTTTGTTTTAGCATTACTAATCTTTTGCAGCACTTCATGCATTAATAATTTCATAACTTAATGTGTCTCGTAGAATTATTTATTAGTCATCATAATCTTCTTCTTCATCTTTTAAAAAACGAACAGATAACAGTTCTTCGTTGATCCATTGTCCTTCATCATCTAACATTTCTGGGTGTACATTTTCTTGTTGTGTGGCATACATGTACTCTTGAAATTTTTCATTTAC